CTTACCGATGGTAGTAGCTATGCCCTGAAAAGTGAAAGTGACATTATCGCCTTCGGATTTTGCCTTGATACCAAATTCTTTTAGTCTTTCAAACTCACCCGTTGAGGCATCCGCTACAGCCTCGATCATTTGATTAAGGCTTTTACCCATCGCACTAGCAGTATTACCGTATGACGTTAACGCAGCCTCGGATGGGTCCATACCAAGGGCTTTTAACTTGATAAAACTTTGTACTACCTGGTCAAGATTAAACGGGGTGTTAACGGCAAACTTTTCAATCTGGTCAAATGCCGCCTGCCCTGCCGCCTGGCTTCCGGTTAAAGTTGTCAGGGTCGATTTAAGCGTTTGAAACTTCGCATTAACGTCTACAATATCTCTTAATAATACCCCCGCACCAATCCCCGCAATAGCGGCAGTTGCTACGCCTAGTTGCGCAATGTCCTTTTTAAACATCCCTAATTGAGTCTGCGCACCCTTCATGCCTTTTTTAAACCCTTTCGGGTCGGCAGTCAGTGAAACGGATAATCTTGAGATTGTGGTCATTTCGGGAACATCGCTCTAAGTTTTATCTCCATATCTTTAGGGTCTTCAATTTTGCGCGTCTGCGTTTGTGGTAAAAAGTCTTCGGGTTTAAAAGCTTTACCACCGGGCTTTTTATGCACGTTCGCTAAAATAGTCGCAATAGATGCCAAAACATGGTCTGTTACCTTTAATGTAAACGGTTCCAGGTTATGGTATGCCATCCATTCAGTAAACTCTGCACAATCAACTTCCTCTTGAGCGCGTTTAACACTCATGCCTAGATGACCCGCTAGTTCGAACCAGAAACGGCGCGTACTGCGGGTTCTAAGTTTTTTTCTAATTCCTCGATATCTTCGTCGTTCAATCGATTGATTTTACGCGCAATTTCAAAGATTCGGTCCAAAACAACAGCAGACTTCTCACCTAAAGCATTAATCTGCTGGTCAGTGAATAGCCTTTTGCCATTCTCGTCGCAGAGAGTCATAACGCAAAGACTAGCCCGAATATTAGCAAGGTTGGGGGTTTTCAATAAGGCGGTGGTGGATAATTCCCACCGGTCCCTTTCAGCCCCGCTCATTACCTTGATATAGACCTCGGTTTCCCATTCAGGTATATCAAGCTTTTCCCGTTTGAGCGTATCGTCATAATTTAATATTTCGTCTGCGGTTTTCATTAGGTTGATGCCGCCCATGCTGGGTCAGTCCCTTTGCCATCTACCTTGATAGTAATACTTGCTGTCATTACTTCTTCGAGTGGCGCAGTCCATGACCAGGTAGAAACGTAACCAGTGAAAATAAATGTCGCCCCACCCAAGCCACCTGATGGAATTGGAAAGGTTATCGTAATTGTCTCCGCCGCTGCAGTCACTGGTGGTTGTGCGTCAGGGTCAAAACCGATTTCCATCTCTATAGAGCCACCATCGGCTAAATCGCCAGGCTGAAACTCCATATAATTAGTTGACCCCATGTGCGTTACATCAACATCCGGCCGGGTGATATCATTGCCATTTAACGACAATACCTCTGCTGAAAATGATGAAGTTCCAAAGGCAATAGTTGTGCCTGTACCTACGTCCATAACCATAATTTAATACCTCTATAAAGTCGGCAAGCTTTGTTCATGCCATATTGAAAAATCGAGCGACGAGCGATGCACTGGTAAATTCTTCCCCTGTTTATCAGGTTCCTCGAAGGTTGTTCTATTCCTTAAAAAACAGTTCCTGATTACAAGGTTTTCAGTGCCTAAATTACCCACAAATCCATCTAAAGCGTTGCGTACCGCCTCGCCAATAGCCTGCCTTTCAGCAACCAGAAAAGCCCATGCGTCAATCTGCACTAATACATTAGTCATATTTGAAGCCCCTTGCATATAATGGTCGGGGTCTTCTGAAATTATTTCGAAAGTGATAAAAGGATAAGTAACCGCTGAAGGCGCTACAGTTGCATAAATCCGCGTACTTACCTCATCTGTAATGATTGTTTTCGTGCTTAAATAACTAAATAGCGCTGTTTCGATACCCATTATTTAGCCTTAAAGGTTAATAAATATTTAACAAGTTCTTTTTCCGTCAGCGATAAAGCCTGGCGCTTTCTATCGAATAAAGATGAGCGCATAAACGACCGGCCTTTCCTTTTTTTGGTTCCGTACTCAAGCGCAGCAGGATAATAATAAGGTTCTTCAGGGGTAATTCTTAACTGTCTGCGGGTGCCTGTTCTAACCACCGCCCCTAAAATACCCCTTTTCCCGCGATAAGATGCTACTTTAATGCTTTTTTGCAATCGACCTGTCAAAACAGGTGCTCGTTGCTTTGCCAGTGCCGCTACAGGTTCCATGCCTTTTCTAAGTGCTGCCCGCATGGCTTTATTCTGCATACCGCGCGACATAGACTCTAATTTAGCCCTGAGCTCGCGGTCCCCTTTCAAAATAACGCTATTGGGCATCGGAATCTAATTTGGTTTCGATGACTAAATTCCGCTGCATCCCTTCTTTATCTAATACCGAAATTATATCGTACACAGAGCTATTAAATAGAATGCGGTCGGTATGGTCTACCGTTTGAAAACGGATTCTAACAGTATGTGATGTTATCGATTCATCGCCATCAACCGCCCGAATATAAGCCCACGCATAGGCCCGATGAGACCATGAATCAATTTCCTCGCCTGAATCGCCCCGCGTTGGGGTATTTAGCTGGATTTCGATATAATCCCGTAATAACCCTGATCTCATGTTATAAATACCATCGCATGTGCGGTGACAGTAAAGATCTAGCCCCGTCTGGTATTTGAGTCACCACCACACCAGCTCCAATTACCGTATCTTCGCGCGCTATATCAGCTGCGCCAACCAATAATAACATCGCATGTTTAACATCTTCAGGCACATTACCAGCATCAACTTCCCCTGCAATATAGGTAATTGTAACAGCATCATATTGTGCGCGGGTTGACGGCCAGGTAAACCCGTAGGCAGGACTTAACCGCCCGAACTTATCATACTGAAAATCAGTAAATGACTGAGTGTCACCATCTGTATCAACATAACTGATAGAACTAATCGACTGTATAGGGGACATCGGCAGGCAGATATCACAATTAAAATAGTCTAATTTATATTCCCAGGTCGATGTAATCAGGGTTTTACCTAAAATCCACTCGGTTTTATGCCTTACCGCTGCTATAAACAATCGCAAAGAATCATCGTCGGCAGTAGTTGTCACCCTTATCTGATTTTTAACCTCAGTTAAAGATATAGCCTCTGATGATGCGTCGAGAGTTCTTGTCAGATTCATTTTTCAGACTTCTTTGCTGCTTTCTTTACTACTTTCTTTTTCGGTGGTGCCTTCTCAGCTACCCATCCCTCGGCTAGTGCAACACTACACAAGTCATCAGGGAAATCAGTGCCAATATTCAATATCTGGCCTTTTTCGTATTGAATAACCCGACAACCATCGGGAGAACCGGGGAAATCTTTGATTACTTCATACATCTTCATTTACCTCGCTCATTAATGCGTTTGGGTGTTTGTTGTGGTTGTAATTATCTTCGATTTGTTTAGCACTTGGCAAATCCTCGCGCTCTGTAAACTCGACATCAATTACACCTTTTTCATCCTGTGCTATTTTCAAATCAAATGTGTCATAACCATAAAATCTTTCTGATTGCGGATGTATTGCATCCAACAGGGTCGAGCTTTTTGGCACTATTATTCTGACCCCGCGTTCTGCCGCGATACCTAGCCAAAATTCAACACAAGCCCGACCTTTTTCCGCGTCATGTGCATTTGGGTAAGTGAAATCTACCCCAAATAAGCTAATTTTTTCAGCACCGGACCATATCGCATATGCGACTGCATAGGCCGCTGTAGAGTTAAAATATCCAGTTGTAAACTCGTTCAAAACCTCAATTAGAGGAAATGGTTGTGTCGCCGGGTAATCAGGGTGCGGCCTACTGGTAATTATAGGAATATTAGTAGTTTTCATCCATTCAATCATTGCGGCTGTGTTGCTTTCCGGTTTAGCCGCTGACCTTATCTCTTGAATCCTTACATCATCCATGTGAAATATTTTATCGCACTGCAAAACAGAACCTAATGAGTTCATCGTCCAGGTTTCATCACAATATCTATTTCTGCCACCCAACCTCCGGGTGATATTTGTATACTCATCCATCGATGGTCCTAATCCGATGATAGATACATGCTTTGGGCCGGTCGGCTTTTTCTGCCGGTCATATTTAAATGTCTGTGGTGATATTGACTCACCTGCAAAACATTGCGCGATTAAAGTCCTGCCGTTTACGTTTGGCTCGACCTCGGATTCCGGGCCTTCTTGACCAAACCATTCTGCAACATGCCAACCACATTCCCTCAGCAGTGCCTTAAACTGTCCTTTTGTATAATGCCGGTAATGAAAGGCGATGCCCTCATGCCACGGCATTACATCTTGATTCGGGACAGATGCAAATAAAATATCTGCCGATTTCCGCAGCGTCTTTAACATAGGTCGCGGGTCTTCGATATGCTCAACACATTCAAACGCTACAGCCACATCGACTTTTTTAAATCCGAAAGGCGCTGATAAATCACCTTTAGCAAATGTAACCCTCGCGGACTTCCAGTGCTTTCTGGCATATTCTATTGTGCTGGAATTAATATCTAATCCCAGAACAGTATGGCCGCCTTTAGCCATTATGTTAGAGCCATAACCAATCCCACAACCCGCGTCTATAATTTTCGTCGCTGATTTCAGTTGATTATTGACAAATTCATAACGCGCTACATGGTCGCGCCTGATACCATCTAGGCTTGTTGCTACCTGGCGCTCGCCAGAATCTACTTTAT